CTACTTCCTTGCCCTATCGGACCACTACAAGGCCGTGCGCGCGCGCCTCAACGGCAAGCCACCGGCTCGCCCGGTCGCCATCGCACCCCCGCCGCCACCACCGCCGGAACCCGAACCCGAACCCGAACCAGCGCCGCCGCCACCACTGCGCGCGTTGGAATTTCAATTCACGCCCAGCGCCGCCAAGGCCATCGCCCGTGCGGCGCTTGTGCCCCATGGCATGACCTTGGACCAGGCGATGGGTTCAAGCCGCACGTTACCCTACATCGCCGCGCGCACCGCCGTGTACGTCGCCCTGCGCCGTCATGGGTGGTCGCTGAAAAAGATCGCGATATTCTGCAACCGCGACCACACAACCGTTTTAAACGCCCTTAACAACTGGAAAAATGAATCATGAGCATCACAGATCAGATTTTGAACGAGCGCGAACAAACCCACGGGCTGTTCCGTGAAGTTGCGGGCTACTCGCAGGCCATCAAGAACGTCATGCGGACGTCGCGCAACTGGGATCGTCTCGACGTCGCCCAGGCGCAGGCGCTGGAAGTCGTCGCCGACAAGGTGGCGCGCATCCTGTGCGGCGACCCTAGCTTTCAGGACCACTGGCAGGACGGCGCGGGCTACTTCGAACTGGTGCTGCGCGACTTGGCGCAGGCGCAGGCGCCCGCCGCCATGCCCCGCGCTACCATGCCCGATCGGCCCGACGACGAGCCGCTAGACGCGCCTGCGTTCCTGACGGAGGGCCGGGGATGATCCTGCAACTGAACCCGACCATGCCACTGACGACCCCGCTGGGGCGGGCGCTGGCGCACTTCCTGATCGACAACGGCGACGAACACCACCTGCTATGGGTCTGCATCCAGGACGACACTGGCGAAATATGGGTCTGGCCTAACCCTGACGTGCGCGGGCGCAATAACCCAACAATGGGGAGGAAGATAGATGAGCGATGATCTTGTGAAGCGGCTGCGCTCGCTTGGAAGCGCTGGACCGGGGCGCATTTCATTTCTTGCGTCAGGAGACGCAATGAAAGCCGCCGACCGCATCGAGAAGCTGGAGGCGGCGCTTGCGAAGATCGCGCAACACGACATGCAAGCAATTGCAATGGACGCCTTGCGCCCCGGCGACCGCATCCGCAAAGCACTGGACGCAGAATAATCCTTTACGCCATCGCGCTGACGTGCGATGGTTCACCGTCAACTAAGGGGAGCCTGACATGTTTAAGATCGGTATCAACGAACACGATGAAGTTGCGTATGTAAAGATCCAGATCGCCGCCAAGGCCATCCATGAAGCGGCGTTGCTGGCATACTATTGCGAAGGCCGCAAGAAACAGACGTTCCATGAAGAAATGGAACATGAGATTGAAGAACTGCTTTGCTTGTTGGGCGTGGACGACCGTTCCACTGCCCGCGCGTTAAGCAACCAGGTTGAGGCGCTGGAATATCAGGTGGAAAACTTGCGCGCTGCGCTGCGCGTCATTGAAGACACACCGCCCCGCGAGATTGAGAGCGCGTGGTCCGTCGCGACCCGTGCGCTGCGTGAAGATGACGAACATGCGGTTCGCGCCGCTAAACAGATCCGGTGAAGACCGGATCGCTGGGGCGTCCGCCCCGGCGTAGATTGTGAGGTGTTTGAGTAGCCTAGTCCTAGTGTTTGTTCGAAACGCAACTTGCCCCCGGTCGCTAACGCGCCGGGGGTCTTTCGTTCAAACCGTGCGACCGGGAAAGTCTATTACTTTGCTGGGCGCGCCGGTCTCGCCTTCTAACATGTTCCGCAGCGCGGACTTGCTCATGCGCGCGAACTCTGGCGCGATGTAAACGTGACGCCGACTAAGGTTTTCCGCAGACGCCACCTTGCCCCGGTCGATCCATCCGGCCTCTTTAAGGGCGTGTAGCAACGCGGACTGCGGAACCTTGACGCCTGCGGGCGCGGACGCAGACAGGCGGTCACAAATGCCGTAAAAGGGCGTGGCGATAATGCCGCGCCTGAACTCATTAACCCTAGCGCGGATTTGCTCCACGATGTAACTCTCGGCGATGCTCATGCCGTTCTCGATCAAGTTTTCTTTAAATTCCGTCCACATGGGCGGCGCAGATGGATTGAACTTTGACACGTCGCGGTCAGCCAACCACCGGGCGATGGTCTCAAACCCGCCTGCACGATACCAAGTCCACATCGCCTGCGCCTCGTCTGCGGGCATACGCCCCGCAGCGGACCAAATACAGAACCAGCGGCGGTCGCCAGACGAGATCGAGATCGGGACAGGATCGTTCGTGAACGCCAGCACCATCATGCGGTTGACCATATCATAAGGGTGCAGGCCCTTGCGGTTGATCGGCAGCGTCTCAGGCGGAGCGGCGATGATCGGCTTCATCTTGTTGGCGAGCGCGCGGCGCTGCGACGCCTCCGGCTCCTTCAGTTCGTTCAGGATCAAAATCTCCGACTCCAGCGCGTAACCCCACTGGGAGTTGAGCCCATCGTTGTCCACCAGCCCACGGTTTTTGAGACCTGGTCCGCAGACCGCCCAGATGGCCGGAGCCCACATGGTATCCTTGCCAGACCCCTCGTCGCCGCCGTGCAGGATGGCGTGGTTGATCTTGATGCGCGGGTTCTGGAGCTTGAACGCCATCACGTTAAGACAGTGGTTCAACTCGGCCTCTTCGGGCACCAGCACCCGGCAGTGGTTCAGCCACCGGGACACGTCGCCAGCAGCCACGCCGGTCAGGTCAGGGCGCGCGTCGCGCCAGCGGTTGCCGTACACGTCGCCGTCGCGCGACACCAGCACCCCGTCACCGGCAGCGTAGGTGATGCCGCGCAGCAGGCGAGCGTTGGCGGCGCTGCGGTTCTCGTCGTAACAGACGCTGGCCTCGATGCGCCGCGCGGTTTTGCCGGTGACGTGAATGGATTTGCAGAACACATGGCGAAAGATGGCGTTGAAGCTATGACGGCTCAACTCGGTGCGGGCGTCCATGTCAAAGTAGGCGTCGTCTTCGATGACGTAAGCAAACCGTTCGTACCAGCCCGCCTTGTCAACGCGTCCGACCTCCTTGCGCTCCACCTCGGCGATGACGCGGGCGGCCTCGTCAGGGAAAGCGGCGGTGGGTGACAGCTTGGACAACGTGGACTGCATGTGTGCCGCCAGCAACTCGTCGCGCAGGCCGGGCGAGACGCGCGGGCCACCGTTGTCGTGCACCCACGACAGGAATGCCTGCGTGTTGAAGCCCTCACAGTGGCCGTGGTAGCAGCAAAACGAACGGTCCAGCGGCTTGTAGCGGGCTCCGATCTGGCCGTCCGTATGCTCGACGTTGTTGGGGCACACGATGCCCATCCAGCCCTCAGGGTTGACGTGCGACAGCACCAGACCCTTGTCGTTCAGCCACTCCAGCACGGTGTCCTTGCCGGTGTCGCGCAGCTTGAACGACAGGACGCGCGCGGTGTCCGCCTCCGCCGGCGTGACGCCAAGCGCCTCGCAGATCTGCGGCAGCGTGTACTCACGGTCTGGATGGAACTCAACCAAACGTGAACGGAAGAGATCGCGACCGGGCTTCAGATTGACAGAACCGGGAATGCGAAAGTTACGTACGGGGTTGGTCGCGCCGGGGTCCGTGTAGCCTGCCTCCGCGATGGCGGTGATGGCGGCGCTGAACTCGCCCTTGGACGGCTGATCGGTGAAGCCGTAGCCCCACTGAAACGACCCCTCGCTGGTCTCCATGATCCATGTCGGCGGCAGGGGCGGAATCTTGGATTTGGTGCCGATGTCGTCCAGCATCATGCACAGGACGTAGTCGCAATTCGCGGCGCTGGCGCTGGGCTTGCCGTCGAGGAAGCGTGACGCCATGAATGAGCCGGTGTTAAGATACCACGCCTCACCTTCCGCGCGCGGCTTGGTGGGCATATACGCGGGCCAAGTGTACTTCAGCGAACCGTCAAGGAACGTCTGCTGCTCGCCGTCGCGCATGACGGGCTTCTGGCGCACCAGCAGCGCCGTCTCGCCTGCCGGGGCGAGCCCCGTAATGTAATCGTAGAATTGTTGTTCTTGCATGTCCTACCCCTTCCCGTAGCGTGTCATCGTCGTCGTCTCGATCCCTAGCGGCAGACCTACGGCCCATGCGGGCGGCGTACACATCGCGCGCTGCATGGCCTCCTCGGCTGCTACGGGATCTGCGGTCTCCAGCACGATCTCATCGTGGACGTGCAAGACGGGTTCGAACCCCTCTGCATCGAGCGAACGAAGAGCATAGCGCAGGATGTCGTTGGCTGTCGCCTGCGTGACGTTCTCGCAGGCCAGACCACGCCACAGGCGGGCGCGGGGCCATTCCTTGGCGTCAGCAGCGGGCTTCCATGCCGCCTTGGCGTAGGTGACGCCGTCTTCCTCCAATCGAGCGTATGGGTAGCAGAGAATGCGCCCAGACGGCAGAGCGTACCAGAGGTGGACGCCATCGAATAGGTAGGTTATGCGCCCGGCGGTAAACTCCTTACCCTTGTGGCGCATGGCGGCGGTGTAGCACCGCTCCAGACTATCCCAGAACGGCATGGCCCACGGGTTGGCCCGACGCCAGCCATCCACCATGCGCCGGGCTTCCGGCTCAGGCAGCAACAAGCCATAGATGCGGCCCATCGCAGCGAACGCGCCCACGCCACCAGCAAAACCGCAGGCCAGTTCCTGCACCTTGCCGACCTGGCGCTGGTCGCCC